GAAGCTCCTGGATGACGGCAAGGCTGGCTTCGATTCGTCCGTGAAGATTGTCGACTTCCGCGGCCCGGATCTCCCGGTCACGTTCGATTCGATGGGCATGGACCTCCCGGACGAAGACGCCCAGGCCATCCATGAGATGGTCTCTGCCTTTACTAAGGAGCGTGGCCGCCCGCCATATGTTTGCGAGGTCGGATCATGGGCCGGCAGGTCAGCGATCATCATGGCCAAGGCCGGGGCCAGGGTTCTCTGCGTCGACACCTGGGAAGGCTCCAGTGACCAGGGTACGAAGGCGTATGACGGCTCTCGGGGCACTCCCCTGGAGGTGTTCAAGAAGAACGTGAAGCCGTACGGCATCGGCCATGCGATCCTTCGCTCGCCGGAAGCAGCCAAGCAGTTCACCGATTCGCAATTCGACATCGTCTACATCGACGCCGAACACACCTACGAAGCCGTGAAGGCTGACATCGAAGCCTGGAAGCCCAAGGCGAAATTCGTCCTGGCGGGGCATGACTACCACTCTTTCCCGGATGTGGCCCGAGCCGTAAAGGATTGCGGCTTGGTGCCCTCCGTGACTGGCAACGTCTGGCGTGTCGGAATATAGAGCGTGCGCCAAATGCGGGACTTCGTTTCCCGCAACCTCGGAATACTTCCACAAGTCGAAGGACGGCCTGCACGCCCGTTGCCGCAAGTGCCGCAACAAGAGCGTCAAGGAAGGCCGCTCTAAGCGCCGCAACAAGAAGCTAGACGAGATCGAACGCGGCGCGGTGAAGACCTTCATCGCCGCAGCTCGCGTCGGCGGGGCGAACATTCCGCACTCCTCGGAGTTGCTGGAATGCATGATGGAATACTTCGGCGGGGTCCGAGGTTTTGCCAACGCCTGGATGAAACAGTTCTACGACTCTCCTGCCGGGGGAGCATTCAGAACCAAGATGCTGGATTCCACCATGCGTCTTGTGGTTGGCAACACCGCCATGGGTGGGGCCAAGAAACCGCTTGAGCTGATGAGCGAAGAAGAGTTGGAAGCCGAGCTGCGCCGGCAAGTGCTGGAGGCGGCGATGAACCTACAGAAAGTTGAGGTGGTCGATGCAGTGCCAGGATTGCCGTTGGTGGACCAAGGTGGCGAACGACCTGGGGGCGTGCCGGAGGTTCCCTCCAGCCTGGACGCAAATGCCGGGCGAATCGGAGCCGGCGTGCGCGTGGGCGGTGACGAAGGCCGAGGAGCATTGCGGGGAATGGACTCCGCTGACGATGCGACAGGTAAATGAAAAAGCATCCCAAAGTCCCGCCACCCCCGAAGCCTGACGCTCCGATTGGCGGGCTGACCCAGCACGCCCTGTCGGAGATGAAGGACGTTCAGTCGGCGCTCGCGGAGCGTCGGCTGGAGGCTCTTCGTCTGTACGTGCCGATGCCGAAGCAGGATGAGATCCACAAGTGCATGGCCTCGGAGCGGATAGTGCTGGGCGGCAACCGCGCAGGGAAGTCGCTCTGCGTGGCGGTTGAGGCTGCTCGGGCGGCGACGGGCCAGGATCCCTACGGGAAGTACCCGAAGGAGAACGGCAACTTGGTGATCGTCGGCCGGAACTGGCAGCACATCGGCATGGTGATCCACAACATCCTCTTCAAAGCCGGGGCGTTCAAGATCATCCGGGACGAAGTGACTGGCGCGTGGAGAGCTTTTCGCCCTGGGCCGGATGACGCCAGGAAGGCCGAGGCCAAGCCTGCTCCGCCGCTCATTCCTCCGAGACTGATCAAGGACATGTCTTGGGTCCAGAAGAACGCCGGCTACCTCAACAAGGCCGAGCTGAACAATGGCTGGACGATCTACTGCTTCTCCTCCGAGGGGGAACCTCCGCAAGGCTTCCAGGCCGATCTAGTTTGGCTGGACGAGGACTTGAACAACGAGCGGTGGGTCGGGGAGATGCAGGCTCGGCTTGCGGATCGTAAAGGCCGCTTTGTCTGGTCGGCAATGCCCCATTCGCGGAATGATGCGCTTCTCGGGTTGTGCGAGCGGGCCGACAAGGCGGAAGAGGACGGGATCAAAAATCCGATCATCAAGAAGTTCACGCTCCGCTTCTTGGATAACGCGGCCATCGACCCCGAAGAGAAGCGGAAGAACATTGAGCGGTGGGCGGCGCTTGGCGAGGACGAGCTGCGCATGCGCGCCGAGGGTGAGTTCACCACCCAGTCCACGCTGATGTACCCGACGTTCAATGCCTCCATCCACATGATGGACCGCTCGTCGCTGCCAGATGGGCAAATTCCCCCGGACTGGACCCGGTATGTCGGCATCGATCCGGGGCATGCGGTGATGGCCACGCTCTTTGCGGCCGTCCCGCCGGACGAGAAGTTCCTGCTCATCTATGACGAGCTGTATATCCGCAACTGCAACGCCCTCATCTGGGGCGAGCAGTTCGCAGCCAAGGCTAATGAGCAGTGGATCTACGCCGCGATCATGGACATGCATGGCGGTGCGCTGCGTGACCTGGGGTCAGGAAGGCTCCCGCATGAGCTGTACTCCGAGGAGCTGAAAAAGCGCGGCATCAAGTTCGCCATCTCTGGCCATCATTTCATCCCCGGTTCCGATGACATTCCGGCCCGCACGGCGCTGGTCCGACAGATGTTCCATGTTCGGGGAGATGGAACGGCCCGGCTGCGAATCCTGGAGGGGGCCTGCCCCAACCTCGTCCGCGAGCTGAAGCGGTATCGCAAGAAGACCACCACGGTTAACGGCACCGTCTACGTCACCGACGAGCCGCAGACCAGGGGCGAGGTGCATGCATGTCAGGTGCTGGAGTACCTCTGCGCCTACGAACCCAAGTACCACAAACCCCCGAACCGCCCCGGCAAGGAGCCGTGGTGGGTGAAATGGCGGGCGGATCGGTTGGCGCGGGATCGGAAGTCCGAAGACCCGTGCATTCTTTTGGCCCCCACAGGGAGTTTGAAGCGATGAATTATGAGATGCCCAAGGCTGGTGTCGGTGAGATTGTCCTGTTCCGCCCCCATGAGGGAGCTGATGCGTCCCCGGCGATTGTCTGCAAGGTCGGCTCCCGGACCCTGAACCTGTTCGCCATGTCGGGCGAGCTGGGAGTGGTCCTCAAGCCCTCGGTCCACCATGTCGGGGACGAGGGGGTCAACGAGTTCCCGGAATGGAAGCGGTACGGGTTCTGGGAGCATTGCCCCAAGGATCCGGCCCTGGCGATGCTTTCGGAGCGGGTTTCCCTGCTGGAAAAGAAGATTGCCGCGGTCGCCCCTAAAAAGGGCTGACCAGGGCAATAGTAGGTAGGAGACCCGCATGCCCGAAGAGAACCCTCTGCGCCCCATCGTCAAGCGGTGGTTAGACGTTATCCGTTTGGCGGAGAAGCACAAAGAGCCGTTTTCCAAGGACGCCCGGGAGGCGATGGGGTTCTATTCCTCGGACCCGGACGCCATGTGGGGCAGCGAGTTCTCCCGGGGCGAGCGGGGCTACAACAAGGGCATCGACCCCCCGCCCTTTCGGATGGTTGTGAACCGTGTTTGGGAGGCCGTCCGGCTCTTTGCCAGCGTCATCCACCACCGCAACCCCACGCGGACGGTGACGCCCAAGGAGTACCCGATCATCGGGCCGGCTCTCCTGGGCATTCAGCCGCAGCCCCCCATCCCGCAGATGGGCCCGGACGGCCAGCCCGTGATGGGGCCTGATGGGCAGCCGGTGATGATGCCGGACCCCGGCATGCAGATGTACCAGCAGATGATGCAGCAGCAGGGCATGATGTGGGAGCGCCGCAAGCTCATCGCCAAGCTGCTGGAAGACTACCTCAACTACACCCCCAACGAACTCAACCTCAAGCAGCACTCCCGGAAGGTGGTGGAAGAGGCGTTCATTAAGGGTGCCGGCGTGTGGTGGCATGAGCTGTACCAGCCCCCCGGCGGGCAGGTGCGGTTCGCAGGGTCGTTCTACGACACCATCGACAATCTGGTGTGGGATCCCGACGCCGACGAGTATGAGGACATCCGCTGGGCGGCCCGCAAGCGGACCCAGCCTATCGATGAGGTGGCGGCCAAGTTCGGCCTGAACCGGGAGGATCTCAAGGGTCACCTGGAGTCCTATTCGTCCCGAGCGGATGAGGGCATCCGCGGCTACGAATACAAGCGCAAGAACGGCAAGACGAACGACCTGATCACCTACTGGGAGATTTACTCAAAGACCGGGTTCGGTGATCGGCTCAAGGATTCCGACAAGGATCTCCGTGGCAAGTTCGACGCCCTCGGGCCGAATTGCTACATCGTTGTGGCGGAGGGAATCGAATACCCGCTCAACATCCCGCCCTCCATGCTCCAGGAGGAAGTGGACGAGAGTGGTGTTCCTCCGACGATGTTCATGGCCGCCCAGTGGCCGGCTCCGTTCTGGGCCGAGCCGTCCGGCTGGCCGTTCACGCTCCTGGCGTGGCACGGTGCGCCTGGATACTCCTGGCCGATCAGTCTCATCAAACCCGGGATCGGGGAGCTTCGATTTATCAATTGGGCGATGAGCTTCCTTGCCACGCGCATTGCCACCAGCTCGCAGACACTCATTGGTGTGGCGAAGGCTGCGGATCCTGATCTGAAGGCCAAGATCCTGGAGCGGAGCGAGGGCGGGTTCAACATCGTAGAAATCTCCGAGGCCGTTGGTCGTTCGGTGAACGACGTGATCTCGGTCTTCCAAATGCCCGGCGTCACCCAGGACATGTACAACATCATCTCCGAGGTCACCAACCTCTTTGATCGAAGAGTTGGATTGACCGAGCTGATTTACGGCATGACCAGGGCGAGTTTTAGAAGTGCCGCAGAGGCGGCCGTGAAGAGCGAGCAGATTTCGGTGAGGCCGGACGATTACGCAAACACGTTGGAAGACGCTTTGTCGGAGGTCTCGCGCAAGGAAGCCCTCCTGGCGCGGTGGCTTGTGTACCCGCAGGACGTTGCTCCGCTCCTGGGCCCGATGGCCGCGCAGGCGTGGCAGATGCACGTTCAGGCCGAGGATCCCGAGTCGGTGGTCCGCGAGTACTCCTACCGCGTTGAGGCCGGCTCTAGCCGCAAGCCGAACATCGCCACCAAGACCGAGAACCTCAACACGTTCATGCAGGTCATTATGCCTGTAGCCCAAGGGCTGCTTCAGGCCGGGCAGCCGGATCTGTTCAACGGCGTGATGACGCAATGGGGCAAGGTCAACCAGATGGATGTCTCGGAGTTTATGGTTCCTGCTCCTCCTCCACCCCCGCCGCAAGAGGCTCCAGCGCAAGAGGCTCCCCCAGCATGAAGCTCCCGCTTGAGATTGAACAGGCCCGGCCAGAAGTTAGGGCTCACTACAAGAAGATGATCGCTGACGGCCAGAGCCCGCGCTTCGCCGCAATGTGCGCCCTTCAGATTGCTCCCGGGACCACGGGCACAGATCGGGCGTTCCTGGAGGGCAGGCAGAACAACCAGCAGCTGGACGCGCTCCCCAAGCTCCAGGCCAACTACATGGTCAACGAAGCCAAGTCGGCTGGGATCAACATCTCCGGCAAGTACTACTGCGCCGGCATCGCGGACAAGCGCGGCTGGCGCGACCCCGCTGCATGGGTGACGAGCAACGACGACGTTCTCCGCGTGGCCAAGGCCCGCCGCATGAGCGTCACCGGCAGCGTCAACTATGACCCCGGCCCCGCCCCGAGACAGACCACAGTGCTTTCGGAGTCCATCATTAAGGATGAGATGAAGAAGGCGCTGAAGGCCAACCCGCGCGCCAAGAAGGGCGAGCTGCGGGAGAAGATCATTGAAAAGCATGCCTACAAGCTGAAGGGAAGAGCATGAACGACATTGCCCGACACTACTCGTCCGTGGTCATCACGGCCAATTCCACTGCGGCCACCACGGCCGGCAGCATTCCGTTCGGGCCGTTTGCCGGCGGCGTTGTGATGATCGCTCACACTGGTGGCGGCACGCGGATCAACTGGCACGGCACGGTCCACCCGACCGTGACTCCGACGCAGATTTACGCTGACGGCTCTGCTGTCACATCCTCCCTCACGGTGGGCTGCGTTGGTATTCCCGATGGCTGCTTTTCGCTGCCGTACGTTGTGCCCGTGATCGTCGGCGGAACGACCTGCGCCATGACGGCCATCCTCAAGGGCTGAAGCCATGCCCATGAACAATCGGCTGCTGCGGCCCAGGGCGTCTTCAGTGGGAGTGGCCTTCCCTCTAGCCGAAGCCCGCGACGGCAGCAATAACGTCATCGCGGAGACTGACTACACGGACGGCAACGGTCTGGCGTGGCGGGCGCACATATTCACAACTAGCGGCACGCTGACGTTCACGCGAGGCGGAGATGCTGAATACCTCGTTGTCGCCGGTGGTGGTGGTGGTGGCGGGCATTTTGGTGGCGGCGGCGGTGCAGGTGGCCTTCTGTCGGGGAGCGCATCCGTCACTGCGCAGGCACTTTCTGTGGTTGTCGGCGGCGGCGGAACCGGAGGCACATTTGTTTCCGGCCCTGGGGGAACCAGGGGAACAAACGGCAGCAACTCAGCCTTGGGCGCAATTGCTACAGCCACAGGCGGCGGCGGTGGTGCGCCGAGAGCACTCAGCGGCAACGCGGCTCAGTCAGGCGGAAGTGGCGGCGGCGGCGGGACCGACGGAGTTTCAACGGCTGGCGGCAGTGGTACGTCTGGGCAAGGGTCAAACGGCGGTTCCGGCTTCAACAGCGGCGGTAATTCTTCAGGTGGCGGTGGCGGCGGCGCTGGCGGCGCGGGCGGTAATTCCGCATCTGCCACAGGCGGCGCTCGGGGCGCTGGGTCGGCGTCCAGTATTTCCGGCGCGGCCGTCACCTACTCGCAGGGCGGTGGCGGCGCGTCCCAGGCGACAGCCGGAATTGGCGGCGGCGCATCAAGTGGCCGCGATGCGACTGCGAACAGAGGCGGCGGCGGTGGTGGCGGAAACAATAGCGTCACCGGCGGTGCGGGCGGGTCTGGCATTGTGATCGTTCGCTACCGGAGGGTCGCATGAGCGAGTGTTACTGCGCCAAGATCGAAGGCGGATTTGTGACGCAGGTGATCGTCTGCGAGGACGAAACCTGGGCCTCGCAGCATCTTGGCGGCGAGTGGATTTGCACGCATGAGCGGCTGGTTGGCATTGGCTGGCCGGTGATCGACGGCGAGATTGTTGAGCCTTCCGCGCCGAGTGAGTAAGGCGAGCCCAGTTTAGGACACATGCAAACCTACTTCGACCTCATCGAATCCCTGATCACCGCCTCTTCCGGCGGGCCGCAGGACGCCGAGCAGCGGGACATTCGCGCCGCCATTCACAAGGCGTACGACGAAGTGACCTCCGTCCGCGACTGGTCCTGCTATCAGGTCCACGGCCGCGTCATCACCGAGCCTCCCTACTCCACCGGGACTGTGGCGTTCAGCACTTCCACCAACCAGCTCACGCTGTCCGGCGGAACGTGGCCGACCTGGGCCGTGTACGGGCATGTGCGGATCGGTACGCGGATAGCCGCCGTGTCGGCCAGAACGTCTAGCACCGTTCTCACGCTGGATCCGGCCGTTACGTTCCCGGAGAACCTGACTGCCCAGCCGTATACGTTCTATCGCACGCTGTATCCGATGCCGGCAGACTTCAGGAACCTGGACGAGCCGTCCTCGGAATACAACTGGTGGAGCGGTCTCTACATCACGCCCGATCAGGCGATGAAGCTGGAGCGGATCTGGAAAGCCACCGGGGCCCCTTACAACTGGACTATCTTGCAGCTCAACGGCC